GTGTTTGCGATCGACCACTTGAAGTGGCTGACGCAACCCTTTGCACGGTGGGCTGAACGTCATCTTGCGCGATCTGTCGTTGAGCGTTAGCGCTCTCCACCACATCAGCAAAACGTTTGCTAATGCGCTTATCTAATTCATCATAATACTCTTCGCTGTCAGGCTCAAATCCTTCGTGGATCAGATACTCATGGGTGTCTGCAGCGTATTTTGTTGCTTGTATCGTCTCCTCACTAGATCCATCACCGAACCAAGGGTTTTTTTTATGCCACATTTTGGCTTCTGGCGTGGGCTCTATCTTGGGCGCTTGTTGTTGGGCGGGTTGTTGATAAGCCTGATATTGGCTAGGATCGGCAGCAGGCTGTCCTGCAGGTTGCTGCAGGGGCTGATACTGCGCCTTTGCAACATTCAACTTTTCTTTCTTTATCGCAATATCATTTTTTAAAGTGGCGGCTTTTGACATGAGGTCAGGGTCATTAGACTCAACCGCTTTTTTGTAAATATCGTCTACTGACGCCTCCTGCGCCTTTATTTTTTCTTCTTCTGCCACAAGCGTTGCCTGGCTCTGCTGCGCGAATAAGCCCCTCATCTGTTGCAGTTCTTGTTCTTTCTGTTGCAACGCATTTGCATATTGCTCAGTTCGCCGTTCTGCCTCCCGCGCGCGTTGATTTAGCTTGTTTACTCGCTTGGAGACATTTTTGGTGTGACGATCTAGCTCGCCATCAGGCTCTGGCAAATCATTGGTGATTTCGATCTGAATCTCTTCTTCTGCTGGTACTGCTGCGGTTTGATCGTTCATTACAGGCTCACTATGTCATCAGGATAAAGTATGGTGCCAATTACTTCATCATCATTAATGATTCGGATTTCTTCTCCGTCCTCTAGCCTAAACCTAGATCCCGAATAACGTCCAATGAGCACCCATTGCTTTTCCGTGCACCAGGGCTCAGGCCCATATTTTTCCTTGTCGTTGAAACATAACGGGCCCATTTTTAATACATAGGCTACGACCGTCGCCAAACTTTCTTGATCCACGGTGGCTTTTGTTAGATGTATCCCACCTTTGCTTTTGGGCTGAGCTCGGTAGGGAAGCACCAGCATTCTCCACCCGACAGGGTCAGGCAGACGCTCTATAACAGATTTTTCTAATAGGCTTGGATCTAGCACCAGCCTATCGGGATCTACATAAGCTTTTTCAGCCAGCATTAGGACTCCTTAAAAAATTGTTTAATCGTTTCTTCGATCAATGCTAACGCGGTCAGCTCTCCGATTGCAACTTTATACTGTTCCATGTTACGGAGTGCACCCGACATAAGCATTTCATTGATTAGCTTCTCTCTTTCGCGCATGACGGAGCGCACCCGATTAGCTAGGCCGACATCATCCATCAGTCAATCTCGTAGAAAAACAAACCTTTCGTAGCAGCGCCGCCCCCTTTGATTTTCTTACGAGTTCTCTTGACCTCGCCACCGCCAGCCATTTTTGCAGTCTTCATGGCGATCGCAACCGCCTGCTTGTGAGGCTTTCCGCTCTTCATTTCTGTCTTGATGTTGTCGCTAATAGCTTTCTGCGACTTACCTTTTTTCAATGGCATGATTCTCTCCTACACTCTAAAACCAAACTTAGCCTGTAACTCTAACATTTTCAGATCGGCCTGCTGCGCTAAGCGTTGGATTGCTAAATCCATTTTTTCATCATTAATATCTCTTTGTACGCCTAAGCGCTCTCTAGCCAACTCTCTTTCAAGCAGCTTTTCCTGAGCTCGTGCATCTTCTTTAGCGTCAAACTCTCGCGCATCTTGCTGCATTTCTGCTTCTCTAATATCCAGTTCCCGTTGCCGGATCGCCACTAGCGGATCTTCTTCTGACGCCTGACCGATACTTAGCAAAAAGTCTTGTGTGAGCTCTGCCAAAATGGGTGAAGATATTTGCTCTTGCAACTGTAGTACCTGCTGCTGTAAAGGTTGCGCCGCCTCCGCCGGAAGCTGTCCTGACAACACGGCCTGCTCCAGCTGCCCCATCTGTTGCTGCAATTCTGGCGGCAACTGCTCTGCAGCCATCTCTGAGGCCATAAACTGTAAATGCTGCATGCAATGCGAAATGATCAAAGCTTGGATAGCGGGCGTCTGCTTCACGATTTCCGTTAAAAAAAGAGAGCGGTGCACATCAATATGCGCTCTATGATTTTGCCCAGGGAACGCTTGTTGTGGCTGTCCTGCTAATAGCCCTGCGTTTTCAATGCCCGCGTCCATGGGCATGGGTTGAGGCGGTGGCGCGGGTGGTTGCAGTAGAGACTCCACATTGTCAACGCCTAAAGCGCTATACATCCTCCGATACGCTTCATAAATGCCAGTGGGGCCATGCACTTGGGGGTTAGATTGCACCAATTGCAACAACTCTTGGGCCATCGTAATACGTTGGCTTTGTGAAAAAATGTTGGGGTCGCTCACAGGAAACACATCGACACGGCCGTCAAAGTCTGTTGCTTTGATTTCTTGTGGGCCTGCGCCTGTCGCGTACGGGTATGAGGGCGGCAGGAACTCGCCAAACACCCGGGCTAGGAGCTGAAACTCCACGCGCTGGCTGTAATGTAGCCGTTTGTGGATCGCGGACATCACTTTGGTGCCGCGCTCAAGCAAAGCCACTGTTGTGCCGACGGGCATCGCCTGATTCATATCACCCACATTCATGTCAGCGATAGAGGCAAACCGCTTCCCTGAGTCCACTAGGAGCCCTAGGAGGCTCATCAATACGTTGCTAGGCTCTTTAATCGGCAGCGGTATTAGATTTTCGCGAAGATTACCGCCGGTTGTGTCGATATCACGGAACTCGCCAGGCTGTAGAGGCTCGTCCTCATCGCGTATCCGCATGCCCCGGGCCTTGAAACCTGCCGGCAGGTTGGCCAGAGTGCCTGCATCAATCAACTGTCGCAGGATTGACGTGCTCGCTTTTGCGATGCCACCAATCATGTGAGATAAGCCAAGACCGTAAAACCCTAATCCCGGCAGGAATTTGAACTGCACGAAATAATTAATCTTGGATTTGAAAGGATCGGTTTCTCTGTAGTTCCGGCGGATCGACAACACTTTCTGACTGTTTTCATCTATCGTCAGAATGTAAGGCAGCTTGAGCCCAGTCGGTTGGCCGTCAGCGCCGACGTCCTCGTAACCGGGCAGATCAAGAACGGTGTGCACCTCATAGATCAGATGGTCGCGACTATTTTGGTAGCTAGGCTCTATGCCCTCTATCGCGTCTATTTGCTCTTCAATCTCATCTCGGTCCTGACCGTAGGGGCCATCTTTGATTGAGACATCCGAGTAAAAACCAGAGAGCTGCAGCTTTCTGATTTCATTGCTAGACATCTCAACCACATGCGTCACACGCTCAGCAGTGAAAATATCTGTGGCCTCGTAAGGCACAATGAGATCTTGTGGCTGTATGAACTTGCTTGCCGCCTTGTTTTTAGCGGTATCGTAGTACACTTTTTTGAAGGCGCTACCAGCTAACGGCAAGAAAAACAGCATTTGGTCCAGCTCTGGATCGTACTCCTCGCACACGTTGAGCAGATAAAAGTTCATAAACTCTGCAATACGGTCTGCTTGAGCCTGCACTTCTGGCGTTCGGGCGCCCACAATCTCAGTCTTGACTGGCCCGCGTGCAGGTAGCATTTCTTTGTACGCCTGTGCTTGGAACTGCGTGACAGCCTCTGCCAGTATCGGATGAATCACGCCGCTGGACCCCTGGAAAGGCGTGCTGCGCATTTCATCAAACTTCATGCCGAGGTATTTCAGTCCATCAACATAAGTTTTCTCCCACTCTTGGCGGGATTCTTTATCTGCTTCTATTGATGTCAAGAGCTGTTTGGATATCCGCATGAGCTCTACTTCTGAGATCGTATCCGCGAGGTTCGCATCAAAAGGCAGCACTGGCGCCGCTGCGGGTGGCGCATCGATCTCGTCATCGATCAGGACGCCGTCCTCTGTCACAAGCACTTCTACCGCTTGGCGCACCAAATCATCTCTAGTGGGCTCTGGTGTGACCTCCATGGCTCTGCCCAGGGGTATCACATCTGGATCGTCGGCCGTCCCTAACTCTCTTTTCTCTATCGCCATCAGTAATATACCTGCCTATCTCGGCGTAGCGGGTGCATCTCCATGTCTTCGTCAGATTCGAGTTGTAAGAACCCCCCCTGACGGAATCGCATCAAAGCCATGGTGGCAGAGTCACAATAATCGTCATGCTCCCCGAAAGGGAAGGCTGCAAGTTCTTCAATGACCTCTTCTGCAAATACATGGTCTGGAGCCCATACCATACCACTCTCAAATATTGGTGCCACACTATTCATCCTGGCGATCTTGTCCTGACCTCGGGAAGGCGTGTAACTCGTCACCGGGATGCCCATCCTGCGCAGTTCTTGAGTCAAGGGCGTGCCACTTGCTTTTGCCTCAATAAGGACACAATCGGGCTCCCAGTACTTGTATTCTTCCCAAGCCATTTTTTTTAATTCTGGAAAGTCCAAGCGCAAACGCTTGGCGTCGAGCAGGATTATCGCGTCTGGATCCCCGTCCCGCGGCTTGAAGACGCCCCAGGTCGTTATTGCAGAGTAGTCTGCGGTCTCCTTTTTGCTGAAAGCTGTGTCATAACTTTGGATTACATAGGAGTAGTCGGGAACATATTCTGCCTCCCACTGATGCCACCACTCGCGCTTAACAATAGACCCCTCTTCAGCGGTCGGGTCTTGCATCCATTGGCTGTTCCACTTGCTAATCGGCAAGCTTGCTTTTACAGAAAGCAGCTCTTCCTTCTGCCAGAACTCCGGCCAGAGCGGGGTGTCGGACTCCGGCATGATCGCTGGGAACTCCACGAGATCCCACTGATCAGCGTAATCATCTCCCTGCTTTTTCAACACTTTGCCCACCAGATCTTTAGTGCTCCAGCGGGTCATCACGATGACAATGATGCCCCCTGGCTGCAAACGCTGACGGGGGCCGGAGGTATACCAATCGTACACAGAGTCCATCGCTGTTGGGCTGAGTGCATCTTGCTCTGACACCGGATCGTCAATTATCAAAAGGTCTGCGCCTCGACCCGTGATCGCGCCGCCGACGCCAGCGTAGAATGACTCACCACCCTGGTTAGTGGTCCAGCGGCCTGCAGACTTATTATCGGCTTGCAGTTTCAGCTTGGGGAAAACCTGTTGATATTCGCTGCTATCGATAATGTTTCTCACCCGCCGACCGAAGCGCACGGCCAGCTCTGCAGTGTGCGTGGTTTGTATGATTTTTAAATCGCCGCGCAACCCCATCATCCACGCTGGGAAAAACGTGGATGCAAACTCAGATTTAGTGTGGCGAGGGGGTAAACAGACAATCAGGCGCTTGAGCTTGCCTGCTGCAATCTTGTTAAATTTTTCCCCAATAATGCGGTGATGCCGGCCCTCGATAAACCCAGGCCACTGACTCTTCACAAACTGCATAAAATCTTTTTGGCATTCTTCTTGTTTTTCAAGGGATTTATATCGATCGAGAAGCGCAAGCGCTTCTTGCTTATCTTGATCGCTAAGTATGTCGAAGTCTTTGAGCGCTAAGTTAGACATCCTGCCACTTAAGCCCTTGAAACAACAAGCCTTCAGCCTTTCTTCGACGCTTGAGACCCTCAAGAACTTCCCCGCCGCTACGATTCCAGCGAGCCATTTGGGCGGGCACATCGTCGTACTGGCCGTCATTCAAGCGTAAAAGCAGCGTGCTTTCTTTAAGGTTGGTGGGCCCTAGGTTGAAGGTCCAGGCAACCACTGCGTCAAATTGATCTTGGTTGAGACTGACTGTCACTAAGTTATCTACATATTGTTCAAACTCAATCAGATCCTCTAAAAGAATGTATTCAGCTTTGTCCGCTGAAATCTCATCGCCTTCTTTGACGCCCCTGGTGTGACCGTAGCCTATGGTCCAGACGTTTGCGCTGCACTGATATGCCTTGAGCTCACACCCCTCAAACTTTTTAATGAGTGCTATACCTTGACTACCTGTTCTCACTCTTTTTTACCTGATCCCAGAAATAAACCAAAGCTACCTGTTAGGCAACCAGTCATAGTCGCAACGAGAGAGGTTTGTTGTGTGGTCGGGGTCTCTAAACCCATATACCACTCAACGACCCGGTAGGTGAATAACAGCACACAAACCATGACCAGGCGAGGAATAAGTCTCCATCGGTCTAGCGTTTCTGGGGTCACCGAGTTGCTCTTAGTTTCATTAGTTTACTAGCGCCTCGCACTCCGAAAGAGGCGGATACCGCAAGAAACAAAAGATACTGATACCAATCAGGCAAGCTGTCCAAAGCATCAAAACCGTCAGAAACCCTAATAAGAATATCGGGGTCATCAACGATAATAGAGTAACCAACACATAAGAGAGGAATAGATAAAATAACCGTCCAAAACTCATCCTTGTATGAATTCGCGGAAGCATCAGCCATTTTTTCTTCCCAAGTGGCCGTGTTGCTAATGACTTCCATTTTGGCTTTATGGCTGGCTTGAGATTGTTCATGCTTATTTTCCATCCATGACTTGGCAAGGTTGGCGATGGGGCCAATTAGAAACTGTAAGGCCATCAGTCATCCTCCTTAACGAAGCGGCCTTTCTTGTCACGCTTACGGCCTTTTTGAAAGATATCTTGTACGGTGTCCGTTTCCCAAATCCGAATAGCTGTCCACAAAATTGTCAGAAGTGCGGCAATAGCCGGCAGCAGCCCTGCGATAGTTCCCATCATAGTGGCCACCGAAAAGGTATCTAGAATCTGTTTTGTAGGCTCATCCATGACGAGACACCCGATAGTATGGTCTTCTCACAGACAAAATTGCTTTAGATCTTTCCTTGTCCCGGTCGAGGGCCCGCTCGCAATGATTGCGTGATCGCGGTGACATAACAAAATTTAGACACTTGCAGAAGGCGCTCCAAAATACCTGGTGCTTACTACGCGCCGCCCGACCCCCTAAGGTTTCACCAGGCATGCCGCCCAATATTGTGCTAATCAGCTGGCTTGTCGCGTCACTCACTTCCGCAAAAAAATCCATCAGAACATGGACTTTTTGCTTAATTCTATTAGCTCGCGAGACAAATTGATCTATTGCTTTTTTCTCACCGCGTGAGAACTCTATGATGACTCCCTGCATGACGTATCCTTATCCCTTAATCCCCGCAATATCGAACGTAAATTTGGTCATCAAACGTATAACCGTTTGCGAACAAAAATGGAGCGTACTCTTCACACCATTCCTCAGAGCCTTTTTCCATCCCATCATAAGGTTGCTCTAC